CTGGAGACAGTGAGCGTGGTGTATTGCTCGTTGTCGTCCTGAACCTGAAGGGCAGCGCCGTCCGTAACCAATGCGCGGTCAGGAAGACGGATGCGGAGTGTCGAGCCGATCTTAGCGCCTTCTACAGCGAAAGAGTCGTCATACTGACGGTTTACAGTGCGGGTGAGCACAAGGGAGTTCTCGAGGATCTCGAGCGCCTTCCTTGTGATCATGTCAATTGTTAAAATTGAGTTTGACATAACCTAATTACCTACGGTTTTGCGCTTCCCACTTCTTGATCTGTCGCAACCGTTCGTTTTCGATCCATTGAGATGTCGTCATATCCTTGATAGATCTAGGATCTGTCGTATCATATCTTGGGCCGGAACTTGACCGAGTAGCCGTGACAGGAGCAAGCGGAGCTGGCGCAGTTGAAGTGCGTTTAGTCGGTGGATCAGCGGCCAATTTGGCTTCGATTCGCCCGATTTCTCTTGCCTGCAAGATCGGCGGTAACTTGGCTATTCGATGGGCTTCCTTCGGGTTAGATCCTAAGTGATAAATCACTTCGGGGCCGATGTCTGAAGCCTGAATGACTTGAGCCATATCGTTCGTTATGGGGAGGTGCTCGTTATACGCAACTTGTTCAAAGTCATCGTATTTTTCGCGCGCTTCCTCTTCACGCTCTCTATATGCCTCAAGCGCAGCCGCTTGTTGCCGCTCTTCCTCTTTACGCAACAGAAGGTGTTGAGCTTTTTGCTCTGCTAATGCTTCCGCATAAGCATGAGCGTTCTCAAAGTCATCTGGCGCTGGCGGATTTGCAGTTCTGGCCTGCAATTCTGCCTGAAGTCGAGCTAACTCCTGGGCTGCTTTAGCCGCGTCTAGCTTCTCTTTGCGAAACCGTTTGTCGATAAGTTTGTCCAGCTCTTGTTGAGTGAACAACTTCTCGGACGGCTGTTCTTCCGGTTTGGTTTCCTCAGTCGTTGGGGCCACCGTAGCTTCCAACTCTGACGCGGTGCTTATCTCCGCTGTAGCAACGTCTTCGTCGCTCACGCGACCTCCTATCATCCTAGCTATCCGGCTAGTCGGTAACATTAAATTACGCTTTATCTTCTTGATCGTCAACAGGTTGACGTGCAACAAGTTCAGCGTTTATTTTTACCGCCAAGGGCATCGCGCGTTCAGCAACAGCTAATCCACCCGATTTGACCGCAAAATCAAGTATCTGAATAAGCATATTCAAATCTTCGTCGGTAAACATAGTCTTACCAAGGCAAGGAAGGAAGCGGGTTCATTTGGCGATTTATATTATTATTAAGCCCTTCATCTAATGCTGCAATTTTCGCGTTTCCAAATGAATTTTCCAGCCATTTTTCAACTTGATTTTTCGTTAGATTCTCATACGGAGTAAAGGGCGCAGTAGAATCAAAATCTATGGACTCAATACCACCTATAGCGGCAATGTAACTGCCATCAATAGCTTGCCTGCACCAATGAATAGCAGACACAACATTCGTTTTGCCCTCATGCGTAGGGTAACATTCAAGTTGGGAAATTTCCCATGAATATGTAACAGCCATTAGTAGATCATCCATTTAATAGGGCTATTTAGGCCGCAGATGTAAAATTCGTCCATGTTGTGGAGCCATTCGTATTTACATATAGCCTTGTAGATGTAGAAGAACCATCACTTCTAATGTATATGGATCCTTGCGCGGCGGAAACCGTTGGCAATCCAGACCCATAATATATGCCAAAGCCAGCCGTAGTTCCTAGTAATAATCTAGCGGAGGTAGATCCTCCAGCGGGCGTTGCAACCGCAGAAGCTAATGTTGCGATATTTCTGATGGCAACATTACCAGATGCGTCAAAATCCACACGCGCGGTGCCACCAGTTTGAATTGAAACTGTAGAGCCATTTATGTTCAGTGGTTGATAACTTGCAGTTCCAGTTGTATCTACAGCCTCAAAAGTAGCCGCAGAAGCCGCGACTCCTACACGAAATCCTGTTGATGGGCCTGCAAACAAGACAAGAGGGTTTACGTTTGTCGCAGATCTAACCACAAAACCAAATCCTGGCGATGCCGTTCCAATACCTAATCTTGAATTTGTATTATCCCAAAATAACCCGCTGTTATTTTGGGAATAAACCCCGCTTGCGCCAGCGAAAATAACGGAGCCTGTAGTAAAAGCCGTAGCTGTTCCAGTTCCCCCAGAACCGACAACTAGCGTCGCTGAAAGACCTGCGGCTGTGCCAGATGTATTCTGGTTGAATGTCGGCCAAGTAAATGTGCCGGTAGAAAAGTTACCTGATGCGGGCGTTCCAAGTGCGGGCGTAACAAGAGTAGGGCTTGCCGACATAAATGTTTTTAGTTGAGCCGCTGTAGTCTTGACGGGGCCAACGCCAACAGTTTGGACATTCGGCACAAGATCTGTAGCAGAAACTGCCGCGCCCGCTGAGAGGTTAGAAATTGATGTATTCGCCATTTTAAGCCTCTTGCAGCAAATAGCTGGTCGTGTCTTCCATCATAAGAAAACTTACTAGGTCTTCTAATAAGATTCCATTTGTAATGCCTGGGGGCGTAGGAGTGCTTTCCGATAACTCAATAATAATAGGGCCGGTTCCTGCGTCCCATGAAGCAAGGCGGTCACTGATAGCTATTTCTACCGTTGAAGCGTCCCTAATACGAATCATGCGTAGTAACTTACATTGATCTTAGCGCTGGCAGTCTGTTCTATAAACTTGATGCGATTTAAATCGCCGTCATAGCTCAGATAAGATCCGGCTGCGACAGGCATACCGACAGATGCGGTAGGATCGGTTCCATCATCGCGCCAACGAACGCCTTGAGTTTCCGGCACAATAAGCGCTAAAGTAGCGCCTTGAGGGATATTAGACAAGCCAGTCGCGGAACTAAGCGATGTGTATTGCTGGTAGCCAAGGCATACCGTAGTTGATTTGAGACCCATTTTTGCGTCCTTACGCTAGGAATTTCAATTTATACAAGATTTTTAGATAAAGACCAACCTCAGAGCGTTGTGTTCTTAATCAACGTAAAGTTGAAGTAAGAAGATATAATATTATTTGGGCCTGCGCCAAAAGCGGCCGCTTCAACGGTTGTCTTTTCAGGTATGGCGATAGGGTTAACAAAATCATACGGCGCAAAACCGTTATTCAAAGACACAACGGCAGAAGTTGTTCGTATATTATTTAATCCGATAGCGATTAATCGGCCCGTTACTGCCGTAGATCCAGAGGCTTGCGCGGTAGATAATGATCCAGATACGAGATACGCTGTGTAATTTGCAGGGATCGTATAGCTGCCCGTGACTCTAGCGTTGTAATCAAATTGTATGACGTCATAGATGGTCGCCGGAACACCCGCCGTAACAGTGCCGGTGCCAATATAAATGTTGCCTTCAGCGCTGTTGCTTGACCCTGCCGTCAATACATATGCGTTATTGATACGCAGGAAAGCCGTTGTGGTTGTAACGGCTGTCTGGCCGTTAAGTGTGACCGTTTCTGACGTTTCTGTGTAGTCTGAAACCAAGCCAGATATTAAGACCGTGCGTGCGCCAGTGCCGTTAGATGTATCATTCGCGTTGCTGGAGCTTACTTTCATCTGAAGCGCGGCAGAAGGATAAGATAAAATACCGCCCTGCGGCCAAATTGTCTCTTCAGACGTATCTACGTCGCCGTTATAGCCAAAGACAGTAACTGACCGATGATTTGGGATTTGCCCGCGCGAAACCTGCAAATTAAACGGTTCATTTTTACCAAAATAGGTCTGCGAGGCTACAAGGGTCATGCCAAAAACCTCAATTTATACAGGGTTTTCAGGTATAACCCAACAATTTCGTCGATAATGTTCTGGATCGCCGTATCGTCCTTTTCACAGACTTTATAACGAAGATCTTCGACATCTTTCATCGAATCTTCGAGAAACTCGACAACATTGGTCGTTTTCTTAGCCGAATGGAGCGTAATCGGCCCGATTAGGCCATGACGCCCTTGGTAGGCTTCGGCTAAATCGTCCGCTAACTCGATTACATTGTTATAAAACCCGCCTAAAGCCTTATGTTTCGCATAAGAACGGGTGTTTAGATGCACGCTATGAGTCACATCGCGGGCTAAAAACAGGTGTCCTATTAGATCCGCGCAGCTCATAGCCCTAATCCTGGTATGGTTGGTTCTTCAATCTGTCGAATCGGCGCGCTACCAGGCACTAGATCGCCTGTGTCCAGCGCCGCAGCGACGGTTCCCATTACGATGTCTTGGATCTGTTCAGGCGTCATATTAGCAGATGTTGCCTGTATCCGCTTCGTTTCAGCGTCATACGCCTTGATCTGCGTATTCTGCTCGTCGATAGCCAGTTTCTGCATATCGTATGACTGTTGCAGTTGCTGAACCAGCGCCGCAGTCTGTTCCATTTGGTTCGCCATGTCGTTCATCTGAGCGCGCATCATCTGCGCTTCTGGCGAATCATCTGTATTGTCTAGAACCTTCGGATCGAGCGTTTTGGCAAATCTCGCTGCCATTTCCTGCGCTCCAGGCCAGTCCATGTTCTTAATGAACAGGTCGCCTGCCACGCCCCAGAGCTGCGGGTTGGTCTGCAAGATCATCTGCATCGCTTCCATCGCCTCTTGGCGCTTGGTCGCGTAGCTTGGGCCGGTCGTTACAACCACGTCGTAGATACCGATGGACGGGTTGTAGATCTTTTCAATGTCCAGACCCGTGATCGGATCCTTGATGACGCGCACAGGTTCTGGCTGGTTTGGATTGATCTTCACCATATCCACTTCGCCGTCTAGTCCGACGATGCGTGCCACGCGCTCAGTGTCGTAGATCTTAGGGATCAGATCGACGAGTTGTCTTGTCGTATATCGAACCGCTCGCGCCAGATTGTCCACATAGTGATATGTGGAGGTGTCGCCCTGGTTTTGCCGAGCCAGAATCGCACGACCCGTCCTCTCGTTACTGGTCGCACCAATGGAGCTGTCATACTGACCCGTGGTCGATTTAATATCTTCCCCAGCGCCCATTTTGGCCTGGATAAGGCCGGTTTGCGCCATAGGTGGCTGCGCGCGTTCAGGTAATGGCAGAGGAGATCCTGCACCATCGGTGACATCGGGGTTGACTTCGAGGTAGGGCCAGTTGTTCGTGTTGGCCGTTTTCCAGTTTGTTTCGTATCCTTCAAACTGTCCCCCATATCCGATAAACGGAGCCTTCGGAGCCAGCGCCAGCATCTCTGCCTCTTGGCTGACCCAATAGTTATACATGCGCTGCGCGTCTTTGGCGTTACGCACCAAACCGCTGATGTATAACTGCCCGTCTACCTCAAATTCATTGCCTACGACGCGGACGACAGGAATCCATTTACCCGCCCAGTCGCGTTCTTCGAGAACCTCAAAGCCGTTTGTCTTCAGCCACTTGACCTGCCGATGCTCGCTTGTGCGAGACTTCAGCGGCTTGCCGAACATGGCCTTGAGCTGCTTATCTTGCGGCGAACCATTAAACGCCGTGATATTGTCAGGGTATAAGTTCAGCGTCTTCTTTTGGTGTTCTATGTAGAAATACTCAGCGATTCGGACGGTTTTCTGGCTCATCCACATGCTAAGTGACTGATCGCCAACGCCTTGCGACATCATTACAGAGATTGGCAGCGCATCTGGATACAGGCGCTCGTATTCTTCTTTAGGAATGTCTTCCGTTATAAAGCACCATTCCGCGTCTGATCCGCATGGATCATGGATCATTGGATCCATATACACGCTGAAACTGTTACGGACGCGACCGATCTTCAGGTCTTGGTCAAACGAGTCTTCGCGGCAATATTCCGTAAGGATTCGGATATAACCTTCGCCGTAGGTAACTTGATTGTCGCAGGCTGTATCATATGCAACGTCCGCGTCGGAAAGGTATTCGATGTGTCTAACGATACCTTGAAAGACTTCTGCGACCGCGACGTCGGCCTTATCGTCCGCTGGGATGACTTTGCCGGAGGGTCTGTTCTGTCGTTGCTCATTCGTTACTAACCTGACATGCTGTGGCAGCTTGTTAATCGTCAGGCATGGCCGTGCGTTAATCGTCTGGCCCTGCACCGCGCCTCTGGTCGCCAACACGTCGGCAGGCCATTGCCAAGCATTATCTGGAGAGCCTGCCATAAACCGCAAGTCGTCCAGCTCGTCTTCTCTTGAATCGGAATAGGCTGCACTCGCCACCGTAAAGCGGTGACGCATCGTCGCCAGACGGTCGCCGTCTGGGTTGTCGGATACTTGGCCTGCGCCTTCTACATCACTTGCAGCCACTAGATTTACCCTTTTTAGCCGCCGCGCGCTTTGTTGAATACGCGATTGCAACAGCCTGCTTGACCGGCTTACCGGCAGCGACTTCAGCTTTTATGTTCTTCCGAAAGGCGTTCTTCGATGATGACTTAACTAGAGGCATTATTTCTTCCTCGTCTTAGCGGACTCTTTGAACGCCTTGGCTGTAGGTGCGCCTTTAGCGCCTGGCTTCCGCATCTTCTCGCCTGAACCGGCTGCGATGCGCGCCTTCTTGGCGTGAATATTATGATAGAGGCCCGGTTTACTTGCCACAGTTCCACCTCTTCATTGATGCTTTAGCGCGGTCTGCGTTCTTAGACTTAGCGACTACGCCGCCCATTCTCGCACAGAAGCTCGCCTTACGGCCCTTGTCAGCGTCTGTCTTAGGGTTCGGCGCAGGTGCCTTTAACTTGCTGCCAGTCGCCTTGTTGTATTTGGCGCGACCTTTAGCCGTCAGACCAGCGCCCGCTTTCGTCGATAGCTTCTCGCCACGACCAACAGATAATGATACCATTAACTCGCCATCCATCCTGAAGAGGCTGCGTTGCCACCATACGCGACGCGCCGTGTGTTGTCTACTCGCTGTTCACGTCTGGCGACAGGAAATGCGAAGGTTATTGCGATAGCATCCGCCGCATCGGGGGATGCGAGCCCACGGGCCCGCATATCCTTCTTGCTTTCTAAGAATATCGTGCCTTTGCTATCTGGCTTCATCATAGGCCCGATGAGGTCTGACTTTAAGTAGCGGTCTTTGGGAATGGAGGCGTCCTTCAGCCAGTCCTTCATCGCGCCCCACATCTCAGCGCGCTTGTTCCCATACATCATGGGCTTCGTGCTCTTATTGCCGAAGTTCACGCCGCGCACCTTGTAGCGCTGTTCCTTTAAGCGATCCACCACGCCCGCACCTAAGCCGCCTTCGTCGATAACCACTAAGGCTGGTTTGAACTCCTCGATCACGTCGATGACGCGGCCCACGACCTCCATCGTGTCGTCGCCGCGATACCGTTTAATAGCGATAATATCGCGGCCCTGCCTTATGGCGATGACGGTGGCGTCGGCACCAAAGCGTGCCGGATCCACTCCGACCACGATGGGGGCGGACTGGTCAGCGATAAGGGGCCGTTCCATTGCCTCGTCAACCAGCGCGTTTCCGATGAACTGGTCGTCGCTTGCGTTCGGAAACTGACCGTAGACTTCGACGTGCGCGGCGCTGGAGTCGGGGCCATACTCGTCAATGATCTGTTGGTAGACGGCTTTATCCGTCCCTTCGACAGATCTGGCATCGACAATCTTATTTCGCCAGAAGTCGCGCTTGGAGTTAAAACACTCATAAAAGTAACCAGAGTTACGACGGGGGTTGCTGAAGCACAACCAAAAGCGATTAGGGGTATTTTCCGTAAAAAAGCCCGCTGCAACTGACCAGATACTATCATCAATTCCGCTTGCCTCATCGAATACCAGCATGACACCCGCGAAGTTATGCACGCCAGCATATGCGTCAGGATTCTCCGCACTCCACAACCGCCCTTCTACGCCCCAATAGCGCGTTCCCATCTTCAGATCACGTTCGACCAGTTCAGCAATCCACTTGGCCGGTAGCACCCGCGTCGCGGACACCTCGAACCAGTGCGTGTGGATCGCCATGCTCAACCACTTCGTTATCTCAGCCCAGGTGACTGAGCGGAGCTGCGCTTCCGAGTTCGCACTTACTATAGTGGTAGAGCCTATGCGTGTGGTCAGCATCCAGATTGTGAGCCAACTGACTAGCGCGGACTTACCGATACCGCGCCCAGATGACACGGCCAGTCTTAGCGTCTCAAAGTCTATGCGTCCGTTGTTGGCGTGGATGTGATCGCGCAGTTCGACGAGGACTTCCCTTTGCCAGCGTCGGGGGCCTTCAAAATGTTCAAGTGGCGTATTCGGCTTCCCCCACGGAAAGGCTAGTCTCACGAAGGCCAGCGG